ATTATGAATCTTTCATTAGATGAATTTAGATTACTTATGTGGATGAAAGAACCAGGAGACATAGCGATTGAATCCGCACACGGTTCAAAAATTTCTAAGTGGTCTGCATCACAATCATGGAAAGATGAAGCTCAAATCAGAGAATTTTATTCGTTGTGTGAAAAACGTGGAATTGAACTAAGATTGTTGCCAGAAAAATCAACTTACAAATGGAGAAAATTATACTATCCGAATGAAGAAAAGAGCGATAAAGTTGATCTTCTCACATGGGCTAAAGCAATTGAGAATCATCCGCATGTTTGGGATGTAGCATTACGTCCAAAGAATGTTGAGTTTCATGATCCAAACGAAGAGATAGATTTAAAAAACTTGACATGGCTTACAGCAGGTAATCTTTATAAACAAAAATTAAAAGACACTTCGCGTATGGTATCAGCAGAAGATGTTCCATATAAAAAGACTGTGCCTGGTCAAATTGCCTATGAATCTGGTTGTATTGATGCTGTTGCTAGACGATTGCACAATCACAATACAGATGAGAATTCCAATCATGGTAAAATTATTAATGGCGTAGCGTATGGCACATTTAATGGAAAAGATATTAAACTTTCATTGTTAGATGTTCTTGGTATTGAAAGAAATAAAAAAGGTCAATGGAAGAATCCATCTAAAGATACTCAATACGTTTCTTGTATGATGCTATTGGTTGATCAAGATGGAAACAGATATGTAAATCCATTGACAAACGAGCCGATTGGATTTAAAATGATCAAACAGTTTGGACAGGTATCTTCTGGGTTTCATATGAAGCCTGGATTTCTTCGTCCAAAGTTTTATCATCATGGAATAAAAGCATTTTCTAAAATTTATTTTCAAAATATTTATGGTGATAAGTATATGGACGATTCAAATTTTGAACACCATGAACTTAAAAATTTTATCAGAAACACTTGTCGTATTGCTTATGAACAAACTGTTAAAGCAATGCGTGATTACTTAAATACTCCCAAATCTAATTTGGAGGAATATTTCAAATAATCAAGGAATTTTCTGTGTAACTCCAATTTGATTGGAATTTTTCTTCTAACTCCTTGATTACCCCTATAACTATCGGAATGAATTTACCAAGTAACTCCAATTTGATTGGAATTTTTTTCCTAACTCATTCCGATAGTTTTCATAAACAAGAAATGAATGAAATATTATTTTATGGAAGAGATAGTTGAATGATTGATTATAAATATAATGAAGGTGAAATCCTGAAGCAGTTACAGGAATATATTGATGGCACTTACTCTCAGCATTATTCCGTAAACAAGTATCAGGCTACCGAGTTCATCATTGACGGTGGTCATGGTGAAGGTTTTTGTATTGGCAATATCATGAAATATGCCCAGCGTTATGGTAAAAAAGATGGATATAATCGTAAGGATCTTATGAAGATTATTCATTATGCAATCATCGCTATGTATAACCATGATTTAAAACATGGAGAAAAAAATGGAAATATCCATTGACGTTGATGAACTGAGAAAAAGAAAAATTTTTGTCGCCACTCCGATGTATGGAGGAATGTGTGGTGGTCAATATACAAAGTCAACAGCAGATCTTGCTAGACTTTCACAGCATTATGGAATGGATGTAGAATTTTTCTATCTATTCAATGAGTCACTCATCACTCGTGCAAGAAACTATTGCGCTGATGAATTTATGCGCCAGGAAAAGTTCACTCATTTAATGTTCATTGACTCAGATATTGGTTTCAATCCCAATGATGTTTTGACACTTGCAGCATTGGCTAGTGAGGACAGCGATAAAGATATTATTTGTGGTCCATATCCAAAGAAATCAATCTCATGGGAAAAAATCAAAGTAGCTGTTGATAAGGGTTTTGCTGATGAAAATCCTCATAACCTTTCTCGGTTCGTTGGTGACTTTGTTTTCAATCCAGTAGAAGGTACCAATGAGATTCCATTGGGCGAACCAGTAGAGGTGCTTGAGGGTGGCACTGGTTTTATGATGATTCAACGAAAGACATTTGAGAAGTATGCAGAAGCATATCCTGAACTGATGTATAAACCAGATCATATTCGCTCTGATAATTTTGATGGCTCTCGTGAAATTATGTGTTACTTCGATGCACTAATTGATCCAAAGTCAAGACGATATTTGTCAGAAGATTATATGTTCTGTCAGTGGGCAAGAAAGATTGGATTAAAGGTTTGGATGTGCCCATGGATGCAATTGTCTCATATGGGTTCATATACATTTGGTGGTAGTTTGATGGATATTGCAAATATCGGCGCTGCTGCTACTGCTGATCCATCTCAAAAACTTAAATAATTTTTATTGACATAAGGAGTGAAATATAGTATTATTCGATACTAATGTTGAGTTAAGAACCATTTTTCGATATTTTTGCGAGGTTAATTATGAAAATTTCTGATAGTACAATTTCTGTTTTGAAGAACTTCTCTTCAATCAATCAAAACATTCTTGTGAACGAGGGTAGTACACTCAAGACTATCTCACCACAAAAGACCGTGATGGCAATCGCTGAAGTGAAAGACAAGTTTGATCGTTCATTTGCCATTTATGATCTCAATCAGTTTCTCAGCGCGGTAAGTCTTTTTGATAAACCAGATTATGAGTTTGAAGATAGTAGTGTTGTTGTTGCAAATGGTAAGTCTTCAATTCGTTATTTCTTTGCTGATAAGAATATGATTTCAACTCCGCCAGAGAAGGTAATCTCATTGCCTGATGTAAAGGTTGAGTTTGAACTTCCCAATGATGTCTTTAAGTCAACTATGCAAGCAGCCAGTGTATTGCAAGCACCACATTGGTCTGTTGTTGGTGATGGAAAGCAAATTGTTATTGAAGTTGGCGATTCAAAGAACAACACCTCTAATAAGTATAATGTTACTGTAGGGGAAACCAGTGAAGAATTTAATATGGTGTTCAAGGTTGAAAACCTAAAGATGATGGCAAACGATTATACTGTTCGGATCTCCTCTAAAGGAATCAGTCAGTTTTCAACAGAAAAGGGAGCACTTGAATACTACATCGCCACTGAATCCCGCTAATTGAAAGGTGCTTTATATTATGAATGAGAATGAATTGTGGGTGGAGAAGTATAGACCTTCTCGTATAGATGATTGTATTCTTCCAACAGAACTCAAGACTACATTTGCTGAATTTGTAAAACAGAACTACGTACCAAATCTCCTATTGAGTGGTGGTCCTGGTGTTGGCAAAACAACAGTAGCTCGAGCTATGTTGGAAGAATGCGGATTTGATTATATCATTATCAATGGTTCGATGAAGGGTAATATCGACACATTGAGAAATGAAATTCAAAACTTTGCTTCCACTGTATCTCTTTCTGGTTCACGAAAATACGTAATCCTTGATGAGGCTGACTATCTCAATCCTCAGTCAACTCAGCCAGCATTGCGTAACTTCATGGAGGAGTTCAGTAAGAATTGTGGGTTTATTATGACCTGCAATTTTAAGAATAGAATTATTGAACCTCTTCATTCTCGCTGCTCTGTAATTGAATTTAAGATTGGTAACAAGGACAAGCCAGAAATTGCTTCACAGTTTATGAAGCGTGTGGAAACGGTTCTTAACCAAGAGCAGATTTCATTTGACAAGAAAGTAGTAGCAAATCTAATCATGAAACATTTTCCTGATTGGAGGAGAGTATTAAATGAATTGCAGCGGTACTCAGCTTCAGGGAGTATCGATACGGGCATTCTTGTCAATATGGATGATGATAATTACAAGACTCTTGTTTCCCATTTGAAAAATCGTAAATTCAATGATATGCGTAAGTGGGTTGGCAACAATGCTGATATTGAACCAACTGTGTTGTATAGAAAATTATATGACACATCATCTGAAATGATGGTTGAGAGATCAATTCCTCGTCTTGTTCTTTTGATTGCTGACTATTCGTATAAGTCAGCATTTGTTTCTGACCATGAAGTTAATCTTGTTGCTTGCCTGACGGAGATCATGGCTGATTGTGAGTTCAAATGAAAAAAGCATTAGTTCTTGGCAACGGAAAATCAAGGATTGGATTTCCAATTCCAAAGGGTGTATCAACATATGGTTGTAATGCAATCTATAGAGATATGAATGTTGATAATCTTGTTTCAGTAGATGTTGCTATGCAACACGAAATTTATAGATCAGAATATTGTAAAGATAATGTTTGTTTCTTTCCACAATGGGACATTCTCTCTTATGAACAAGCACAGGAAATCAAATCCCAACATCAAGGAGAAATTGATGAATGGGGGAATGAGAGTGAGAACTGTAGTATCTCTGGTAAAGGAAATACGCTATATGTTTCTTGGCTGTATGATGATTCTGTAATTACGATTGATCAATCATACATGTCAGCTGGGACAACAGCGTTGCAGTTAGCAATCAAACATGGATACACACAAATCTATCTAACTGGTTTTGATATTGAAAATTCTGATAATATCTACCTTGGCTCATTGAACTATGAAAATTCATCGCCAAACTTAGACTGGTATCAGGAGCATATGAAAACATATGTAGAGAACGAAAAGGTTTCTTTCTATCCTGTTGACTGTCTGATGCAAGAGATAATTTTACCAAACGTAAATCAAATTACAGTTGACACGTTCTTAGGCATGACAAAATGAATCCGTTTGATTATGTGAATGCAATCAACTCCGGCAAAGATATCATGACTGGAACTGAGAACGACCAACTTGCAGAGAAGGGATACAACCCATACATAACAAACCGACAGTTCTCTTATTTTGCTGAGACTGCTCTTGCAGCAAACGAAATGAACTTCAGACACCACCTAGACAATAAACTTCAATTCTCGTTTTATATAAATATTGTGCGTCCAAAGAAGCGTTATGCTAAATGGGCAAAAACAGAACATGACGATGATCTTGAGCTAGTAGCAGAGTATTTTGGTTATAGCTATGAAAAAACAAAACAGATCATGGATATATTGTCTGATGAACAATTCGATGAAATAAAAATAAAAATGCAAAAAGGTGGATTGAAAAAATGAGTTTTGACATAAACAACCTAGTCGAAGTGACTTTAAACAACGATGATGATTTTCTTAAAGTTCGAGAAACTCTAACTCGCATTGGCGTAGCTTCAAAAAAAGAAAAGATCCTGTATCAGTCTTGCCATATTCTCCATAAGCAAGGTCGTTACTTCATTGTCCATTTCAAAGAGCTCTTCGCTCTCGATGGAAAACCATCCAACATTTCAGAGTCTGATATTGCCCGAAGAAACACGATCACAAACCTACTGAAAGAGTGGGATCTCGTGAATATTGTTAGAAATGCGGAGACTGAAAATCCCATAGCACCAATCAGTCAAATCAAGGTGTTGCCTTTCAAGGATAAGGATGAATGGGAGTTGGTCGCAAAATACAATATTGGAAAACGCAAAAAAACCGCCTAACTTGTTGATTTTGTTAATAAAAAAAAGTTTTGTTTGTTTTCAATAACTTACCTAGAGTTTGGTCTAAGTTGTTGTTTTCAAACAAATCTTTTTTGTTGTCTTTTTAATCGAAATATGCTAGAATGTGTATATGATGATTAAGGAGACAGATAACATGTATACCGAAGCCCAAGAGCGCGAAGATCTCGCCCTCTACATCTATGAGGGTCACAAGGACGCTTTCGGCGTCAAGGGTCGCCACTACGACTTCGATGCTATGAGCCTCGAAGACCTTCGTAAGACGGCTGACTACATCGAG